GAGAATGAAAGGCAGTTTCAGAAAAATATGCAGGGCTTGTTGCTCTTCTATCTTCATATGGTATTGATGGTATTGCTAATATGGTTGATAAGGTTATTATAGATTATCCAGAGTCAGATGGTGAAGAGATACTTAATCTTCTTCGCTATGATGAGCGTTACAATAAGCCATACTTGGCTCGCTTCGCTGGAAATGCAGAACGCCTCAAGAAGAAGTTGCCACTCCTTAGCGAGGATACTTACCTCAAGCAAGAACTTGGTTATTCAAAGATGTTCAAGTCTTATGGATTAACAAACCTTGATAATCGTGAACAATACACAAGACTTATTGCGTCAGATATAGATATTGATGAAGCAACTACCCGTGTATCTATGGCCTATGACAGAGTTCTCAAAGCAGACCCATCAACAAAGAATGCTCTTCTTAGATTCTTCCCTATGCTTTCAAACCAAGATTTAGTAGCAGCGATGCTCAATCCAGAAGAGCAGTTGCCAGCCCTTGAACGTAAGGTGCAGTCAGCAGAGATTGGTGGCGCAGCACTTCGCCAGGGTCTCGTTGCAGAACTTGCAGATACAAGTTATAAGTCTGCTATGTATTCAAATGTACAGGCTGGAACCGTTGGTGCAGGAACACTTGAAACTGCTGGAGTATCTCCAGCCACTGCAACCAAAAGTTACGGAACAATTGCTAGCGAACTTCCAACTATGGAAAAACTTAGTTCAATCTACGGCTCAACTATGGAGCAATACGGCCAGCGAGAAGCCGAGCAAGCAGACCTACTCGGTCTTGCATCTGCAAAGCGCAAGAAAGAGCGACTTGTTGCACGTGAAGAAGCAGAGTTCCAAGGAACTGCTGGAACAATGAAGGGTAGTTTTGGTTCACAAAACTCTTTCTAAATAGAATCCTGAACGGACCTATCGGCCCCGTCAGCGTATCAGACCGATAGCAAGAGCCAGACCAGTTCCCCGATTGGAACCTGAGGCTTGCGACTACTACAAATAGAAGGGTGGAAAGTTGCTATGAGCAACAACTACTGGGATGACGAAGACGATGACTTGGACACAGAAGTCACCAACAATATGGATGGAAGCGACCTCTTAAAGAAGTTGCGGAAAGCCAAGCGTAATGATGAAAAACGAATCAAGGAACTCACAGACCAATTGGAATCATTATCCAAGGTTCAACGTGAGAGAACCGTCAAGGAAGTCCTAGAAAAGAAGGGTGTCAATCCTAAGGCTGTACGTCTAATCCTTAAGGACATAGATGATGTTAACGAAGAATCAGTGAATAACTGGCTCGACGAAAACGGAGACTTGTTCGGATTAACTAGAGCAGAGGAAGCCCCTAAAGTAGACGAGATGGACCGCGCTGCATTACGTCAGCAGGACGTCGTTACACAGGGTGCATACACACCTGACAGAGCAGAAGACCTAAACTACCGCCTCGACCACGCTGAAACAGCAGAAGAGATTTTAAGTTTACTTCGCTCACAAGAATAAATAATCATAGTTTCTAACTACAAAAGGAAATATACCTAAATGTCAAACGCATACGTATCCACAGGTTCCTCCTCTCTTGGAGGAACAGCAGGTGGTGCTGGTTTAGTACAGAAGGCTTATGACCGACTTCTTGAGTTCGCACTTCGTAGCGAGCCACTTATTCGTTCAGTCGCCGACAAGCGCCCAGCACGCCAATCAATCCCTGGCTCAACAGTAGTTCTACAGCGCTACGTTGACCTTTCAACAGCAACAACAGCACTCACAGAAGATACAGACCCAGATGCAGTAGCAATGTCTACACCAACATCTGTCACCATTACTCTTAACGAGTACGGTAACTCTGTTCTTGTAACACGTGCACTTGAGTTGTTCTCACTTGCAGATGTTGACCCAGCAATTGCTAACATCATTGCATTCAACCTCGCAGATTCAATTGATTCTATTGCTATGACAACCCTACGTGGTGGCTCAAACGTCATCTACTCAGGTTCAACAGCAACATCAACAGCAACAGTTACTGCTGCTGCAACACTTTCATCTGCAAACATCCGTCGCGCAGTTGCAAAACTCCGCGCTAACAAGACCACTGCACGCAAGGGTTCACTCTACTGGGCTGGTATCCACCCAGAAGTTTCACACGACCTTCGTGCTGAGACAGGTTCTGCAGGATGGCTTCTTCCTAACCAGTACGGTTCTGCACAGGACCGCATCTGGGCAGGAGAGATTGGAACTTACGAAGGTGCATACTTCGTTGAGTCACCACGTCTCTACTCAGCAACAGACGGTGCTTCATCTGCAAAGGTGTACCGCACTATCCTCTGCGGACAGCAAGCACTTGCTGAAGCAGTTGCAGAAGAGCCACACGTAGTCATCGGACCAGTAGTTGACAAGTTGATGCGTCACCGCCCAATGGGTTGGTACGGCGTACTTGGCTTTGCTCGCTACCGCGAAGAAGCACTATTCCGAATCGAATCAGGTTCATCAATCGCTTAATTGATTGACGGGTGGGGCTAGGGAAACCTAGCCTCATCAGTAAGTTCATTAAGGAGAACTATGGCAACGTATACATTCCAAACACCGTATGTACTTGAAGGTCCATCTGGTGGGCATCGCTTGTTTTACTTTGCCAACTTACGCAAAGGTATAACTATCGTCAAGTCTGGGTCTACATATTCACAGATACGTTATGCAGTAGATGAAGACCTCAATGACTATGACGTTGTTTATCGTGGTGGCTATAATCACACGGTAGATGAAGCAGAGAAGGCAGCGTTAATTGCTGGCAATGTAGGGGTAACAGAAGCAAACTTCACAGTACAGTAGGGGACAAAATGCACAGTCATATTAGTAAAGTTTTGGAATGGGGTTTCAGTGAGTCTCACGATTTTGTGGCGACACTGTGGGGCTGCGTGCTCTGCGACGAGACATCGGATAAACCGTTTCTGGCAGAAGAAGATATAGATATTGACCATACACAATGTGACGAAGATTGCTTCGGGTGTAAGGCCAAGGGCTTGCAGTTAAACGCAGGCGATGCAACAAGAGATATACCTGATAAGAAGTGGAACTCTGAACTGGCTTCCTACCGCAAGGCTAGGGAGTCTGGCATACAGCCATCAGGAACCACACACGCTCACGTCGAGCAGGCTTATCAGGCATCTGAGACATTGGGGAAAGCGTATAACGCAGACACAATGCCTAAGGCTAAAGACATAAACAAAAACACAGCAGCAGTAATGAAAGAAATAGGAGCAATCTAATGCCAATGGTAGGAATGAAGAAATTTCCGTACACACCAAAAGGTAAGAAGGCAGCAAAGATGTATGCCAAAGCCGAGGGTATGGAAGAAAAAGCAATGATGATGAAGTCACCCAAGAAGAAGGTTACCAAGAAAGTTGCCAAGAAGGCGAAGAAGAAGTAATGGCTATGTCTAAAAAGGCTACGCCTTCACCTAAGCCAAAAGCAACCAAAAAGGCTACGCCTACCCCTAAGCCTAAGAAGTCAACACTTGACGATTTCCTGTTAAAGGGTAAGCGTCCTCCAGTAAAACTTAAGCCAGGGCTTAAGCGTCCACGAGGGCTATAAACAATGCCTAAAGCAATGGGCTTTAAAGCCGCACAAAAATCTATTGTCAAAAAGCAAGGCGTATCTATGAAGTCTGCTGGAGCAATTCTAGCAGCAGGTGCACGCAAGGCTAGTCCTGCTGCAAAGAAAAAGAATCCAAACCTAAAGAAAGTAAAGGGTAAATAAAATGGCAATGAATAAGAAGCCTAAGCCACTTCGTCCAAGTGGTCCAACAAAACGTGTAACAAAATATACAATTGGCACACCAGAAAAGCCTGTAGTAAAGGTACAACCAAAGAAGCCTTTAACAAAGCCAACAGTAAAGAATCCTAGTGCTCCAAGTGCTTCTGGTCCACGCGGTGGTGCAGTACGAGTAATTACTAAGAGCGAAACTGCTATGAAAAAAAGCAAGGCTAGTGTTGCTAAAACTGGCACTCTTCCAATTACTAGAACTGTTACTGATTCTATGAAAACAGCAGGTAAGAAATCTTACAATCCAGACCCTAAAACTGTAAGCGGTCAAGCCATTCTACGAAACCCTAAAGGTTCTAATGTACAAAAAATGGTACCTAATAAGGGTAGTAAATCTAAAGGCGTAACACCACCTAAAAAAACTCCACCAACACCACCTAAGCGTCGTCCTGGTCTACGCGGCTTTGGCGGCGGAGGCGGACTCTTCGGAACAAAGAATAGATAAATGGCTGACCCTCGACTAAAGCGGGCAGGAGTGTCAGGCTTTAACAAGCCTAAGCGCACACCAAATCACCCCAAGAAGAGTCACGTAGTTGTGGCTAAAGAAGGCGATAAGGTCAAGACTATTCGCTTTGGTCAGCAGGGAGTTACTGGTGACAGAAAGCCAACAGCACGTCAAGCATCATTCAAGGCACGTCACGCTAAGAACATTGCTAAGGGCAAGATGAGTGCAGCATATTGGGCGAATAAGGTGAAATGGTGAAAAAGAAATCTACAGTTAATGCTGCTGGAAATTACACTAAGCCAGCAATGCGTGCTTCCTTATTCAAGAAAATCAAGGCTGGCTCTAAGGGTGGTGACCCTGGAGAATGGTCTGCACGCAAGGCGCAGATGCTTGCAGTGCAGTACAAGAAGGCTGGCGGAGGATACAAGTAATGCCTCTAGCAAAGTCACAGCAATCACTTAAGAAGTGGACTGCACAGAAGTGGAAAACTTCTGATGGCAAGCCATCTAAGGGCAAGAAGAGATATTTACCTGAGGCCGCCTGGGCTGCTTTAAGTTCGGGAGAAAAGGCTGCAACCAATAAGGCCAAGGCCAAGGGTAATGCAAAGGGCAAGCAGTTTGTAAAGCAGCCTAAGTCAATTGCCAAGAAGGTTGCAAAGTACAGAAGCAAATAAGAAAGTAGGGGACAATGCAAGAGACGGTATCAATCGCCTGGTGCGATAACGGTATGGTGGATGGAAAGTTTATGCAAGGCGTGGCAGATGTAATGCTGAAGTCTGGCCTTACTTTCCAATCCACTCTCCGTAGCCAAGGCAACCAGATTGCTAGGCAACGTGAGACAGTAATTAGATATTGGCACGAGCAGAACAAATCTGACTGGCTACTCTGGGTTGACTCAGATGTAGTTATCAGTCCAGAGACATTCCTCAAGTTATGGAACGCTAAGGACAAAGATGAACGTCCTATGGTTACTGGAGTCTACTTCACTACAGACAATCCAGAGGAACCCTTGATGGTTCCAATGCCTACAGTCTTTAACTTTGCAGATAATAAAGACGGTGGCTTTGGCTTGGTCAGAGTGCACCCACTACCTAAGGACAAGTTAATTCAGGTAGGCGCAGCAGGTATGGGGTTCATCCTTATGCACCGTAGCGTGGTTGACAGGATTCTTGAAGAGTTACCAGATGCACAACTCTTTATGGAGATGGGACGAGGAACAAAGTTTATTGGTGAGGACATCTACTTCTTCGCATTATGCGACAAGGTAGGAATCCCACTCTGGTGTGACACAGGTGCAACTGCTCCACATATGAAGCGGTTCTCTTTTGACGAACACTATTACAACGCAATGACCAAAAGGAGATAACAATGGCAGGTACTGCTGGCAGCACACTGTGCGCCGAACTGAATCGTTTAGCCAACGGTGGAACCTACCCAGCAATGACAGCGTTCCTTGACGAACAAGGTGCTGCCAACAAGTGGGCTGGTACTACAGGTAAAGCAATAATCGGTGCGCTTAACTACAAAGTAAGTGCTGCTCGTCAGCCATCTGCATTCAAGGACCTCAATGGTGTTTGTAACGAACTCGCTGGAACTACTGGCAAATCTGCGGTTGACGCATTAAGGACTATATAGTGACAACTACCCTTGTAAATATGATTGATGAGGTTCTAATCAACCTCTCTGGCTACACCTTTCAGCAGGACAGGGCTACACACTTAACTGCTCCTGTTACTACAACAACTTCATCTAGCGCTTCTCCGCTTATCCTAAGCCTTGGGTCTACCGACTCTGTAGGTAAGGGCACTATTGAAATTGATGAAGAACTACTCTGGGTAGACACCTTTGACCGTGTTGCTAATACAGCGACAGTATCTCCTTATGGTCGTGGCTATCTAGGTACAACTGCTGCTACCCACGCACTCGATGCGAAGGTTACGATTGCTCCTACCTTCCCACGCTTTAGCATCAAGCGAGCAATCAACGACACCATTCGTTCCCTTGGAGCGAGCATCTTTGCAGTCAAGAGCACATCGTTTACATTCAACGCTGCACAGTCAACCTATGGTTTCAATAACCTTGACATCAAGAATATCCTTACAGTTTCTTGGCAAGACATTGGACCATCAAAGGAATGGCGACCAATCCGTCGCTGGGACTTTGAATCAACAGCAGATGCTACAGCCTGGGGTGCAGGTGCACAGACAATCACACTAGGTGAGGCTCCTATCTCAGGACGCACAGTTCGTGTAGTTTACGCTGCCGACCCAGCGCCTTTCACAACTAACGCTCAAGTTTATACAACACAAACAGGATTGCCTGAGTCAACAAGAGATGTAGTAATCCTAGGCGCAGCCTATCGCTTGCTCACATTCCTTGACCCAGCACGTGCCTCACAGGTTAGCCCACAGGCTGACGAGACAGACAGCAAGCGTCCATATGGTGCATCACAGAGTGCGACTAAGCAACTCTACGCATTGTATAC